GTACTGGTGGGAAACTTCACACTAATACTACCAGGTGATGTCACCGACACGTTACCTGTTTGGACACTAAGGCGACGTTCATAGTCCGTGGCCACTTCACGTGCTACCACCTTTAACTGGTAGTTCGCCGTGGTCAGTGTACCAGCCAATCCAACGGTATACTGTGCTTTGGTGGCAGTGTTTGCCGCAGTGTCAGGTGTGGCCACACCAATGAACACAGGTAGGAAGTTGCCCATGGTCCAGTCAATACCCATCCATGGCCCAACATACCCATACTTTAAGTTGGATATCTGGCTGTATGCACTGGCATTTTGGAAGGTGGTGTCACTACCAAGGATGGCAGCTTTGTGTGGTGGTTGGAACAGCCCCATGTAGTTACCGTCTGGTAAAAACTTTGGTGCACCACGCATTTCTAACTTGGCATTGATAGTGATGGCCAATGCAGTGTTGAACACATCAGTGGCAGCTAATCCACCACGGGTTGTCACCACACCTGGATAGGTCACATTGGTCGCTGCCATTAACACGTTAGCGTCATCACGTTCAGCAGCTTCCTTCAGCGCCATAGTAACACGATCACTGGCAATGGACACCATGGGGTGTGTCACCGTCAACTCCAACACATCAGTAAGGGCAACCACAATACCCCATTGTTCCACAGTGACATCCACATTGGACAGTGACATAGCCAACGTGGCAGGGGTAACACCTTCAGCTAGTGGTGCGTTAGGTAGTGCCAACCTGGCCACTTGTACAACACGAAGGGTCTTAGACATCTTTTGTGGCAGACTGTATGGATCAGCGATCTTATCCATGACCAATACACGGTCAGCCAGGTCAATCATTTTGTTGGCTATGTATGCACTGATGGCATCGTTAGCCATAACTGCAAAAGTGGTATATGCATCAGCCATGTTAGGACCACCTTACCTTAGTATACAGTAGAAAGGGTATGCAGTGTGGTTACATACCCCCCTTAGACCACACAATTAGTAGACATCCAACGCTGTAATACAGATGTAATACAGTGTAATACACCATGTCAAAATGTCATCCCTTCCAACGCCTTTTCCATGTCAGCTAGTGGCATGACATACTTGCCAGTGTTCGGGTCAACCTTAGTCACATCTGACAGTGCTGCCACAGCTTCCCGTTCACGGCCAACCACACCACCACCAACATCACCACTGGCACTTGCACGATCCAACTGTTTCTGTTGAATGGCCTTTTGACGTTCAGTGAACTTGGTTGGGTCATTGGTGTAGGTGTCACCCAATATGTATCGGTACAAGGTATTCCGTGATGTTGGCCTACCCTGTTGTTTAGCCAATTGGAAGGCTGCTTCCACCTCCTCCTTATACTCCCTATGGATATCATCATTGTAGAAATCCACGTAGTCCTTAGCATCTGCGGCATTAAAGTTAGCAGCATCCACGTGGATACCGTATATGGGGTCAAGTACTTCACGTACCTGTTTTTCGTAAGCTACCTTGTCATCAGGTTGCTGTTGTTGTGGCCTATTGGCAGCCTCAGCCTGTTGGATAGCTGCCATATTAGCCTTCACCTGTTCAGCAATGTAGGCGTCTATCTGTTCTTTGGCATATTCAGGTTGGTCCTGTTCTTCAGCCATATGTTACCCAATCCTTTTCAGCAGGATATGCAGCACACCAACCAGACCAGTTAGTGTACCAGCCATTAATACAGCCAGGGCATCACCTCGAGACATCACTGTTGGACTGGCAATCAGTGTGGCAAAACGATATGTTGGTGCGGTAATAGTCAAGTCCAACACTGCTGTTTGTTGTGCCACACCGCTACCAATAGCCACAGCCTGAGGACACACAATAACCGATGCTGCTGCACCTGCACCACCTACAACACTGTGGACAGATGACACACTATGCACTTGCCATAGCCCTTCGTGACAATGCCAAATGAAGCTGGATATAGACCCTACCAATAGTGGCCAATCCAAGGTGTGATACGGACTGAAGTACCGTCCAATCACATCACGTGCACCAGCGTCATCTGCTGTGATAACGTTAGGTGCTACACCAGCACTGTTAGCCCGTCCTACGATGCTTAACGCCTGTTCTATGGGCATGTTACCTCCTTATTGATGGTTACTGTTACGTTACTGTTACGGCTATACGACACATTACCTATGAATAAAACCGTTGGTAGCTGATGGCATTGGTGGTTTCAGCCCAGCCACAGGTGATGGTTGCTGTTGTGCTGTACCAGGTGCACCAGTACCATTGGCCTCACTGTCCATTTCCTCTGTACCTGGCATCCCTTGTGGTTGCTGTGGTGGCAATGGAATGACCACCTTGGACAATCCACGTTCACCCATCCCACTACGCCATATCATTTGCACCAGTTCAGGTAAGTTGAAGGCATATCCTTGTTGTGCCATCATTGGTGCCAATGTTGGTATAAGGTTCAAGAACACCATCAACTGTTGTGTCCGTTGGTTCTCATCCTGGAATTGTAGGCTGCCTACCCATTCAAATTCGTAGTCACCAAGGATGTCCTTTTTCTTCAACAAACTTGACCTGTTCTCACCATACATGGCCTGACCACCAGGTATCCGTATCAACTGATTGTCAGGGATGAACCGTGCTGCTACCTTGTAGATGTCACCAAGGGCCTTGGTCAACACATCCTGTTCCAATATCTGTGCCATGTCCTTAATATCAGCCATACTGAGGCTGACCAATGACATCATCGCTGAACCTGACCGTGGCATGTTACGTCCAGGTTGACCTTCCGCCATGGTGCCAGCACCAGCCATACTTTGCATAAGCCCATGGGTAATTTGCCAGGCACGTAGACTGTTCACTGATGTCACAGGTGGTTGGACAAACACGATGCCAGCCTTGGGATCACCTTGCACCTTCCATATGGCCCTACCCTTGGCTACCCAACTTTCATGGCGTTCACCAGCCTCTTCACCTGCCAATATGAACCCTTGCTCCCAGTCCACTTGGTCCTTAAACTGGTTGAACAGGTCCATCTGCATACTGTCCAGGTCATTGATATCTTCCACCGTTGTGGTGGTGTATGTTTCGTTGGGCAGGGCTCTGTGTATTGCCATACGATACAATGGTTCATCATAGTTGGATGCAAAGAAGCCTACTATCTTAGCACCACCTTTGACATTCCATGCAATGTATACCTGATACAACTGGTCTTCCCGTGTCACCCACAGTTCAGTGAGGGACACGTATGCTGCTGTGCTACTGTTCAGTTGTGTCCTGGTCTTTTCAATGTCCACACCAGCATTGGGCTCACTGAAACCGCTGTAAGACAACCGTTCAGCGATGTGATAGGGCCAGTCAGGCTTACCGAGGTCATTGTAGTCGATATCATCAACAATTCCTTTGGCTACCCATGTACGATACTTTTCGTACGGCATCAACATGTCTTCAAACACAATGTCGGCATCGTTGATACTGGTAGCTGTTTCAGGGTAGATGAAAAAACTGAAGGGGTCCACCACACGTTGCGTTGGCCATGCTTCACCATTGCGCACCATAATGGATGTCTTCAGAATAGGCCAACCGTACAGGTGTAAGCAGCGGGACAGTTGGGTAATGTTGGTCCGTGTGGATATCCTTTTCCGCATCACGTAATTCATAAAGGCGTCAATGTTGGACAACCGCTCCTGTGGTATGTTACCAAGTGGCATCACTTCAAACCACTTGACACTGGGGGTAAGCATTTCCACACACCGTACCACTGACCGCTCTATGGTACGTCTACCTGACGGTGGCTGATATGTTTTGGTGGCAGAACGGTACACCATGTCAGGGTGCTGTCCATACCAGGTACGTCTATTTTGTAACCATTTTTGTTCAATGAGCTTCTTACGATCACGGATGGTTTTGCACGTGGTACAATAGGCTTCACGAAGCTTGGACTTCAATTCAGACTGTTGAACAGGTGGCAAAGTAGGATACCCATGTTCACTGTTAGGTCAACCAACACTGAACAAAGGTACAACAGGTAGGACAAAAAGTCAACAGTTACGTCAACCGTGCGGCCAAATCAGCATCAGACATTTCCAACCATTCCAGGTATTGTGGACCACTGTATCTGACCTTGGCAAAGGGATCACGTTGGTTCTGTTGTGCTAATTCCTTTTGATCTTGCCAACTGACACCCCACTTCACATAATTCTCCGCACCATACCTCCAGGCATCGGCCACATCAGCAAAGTAACCATCTGGCGTAGGCTTCTCACCATGTGGACCTACCCTTGGCTTAGGGTACTTATACCCACCTTCCAATGCACCTATCAGTGCTTCACACTTGTTGGATATTAACACCAGTTCAAGGCCACACTTACATGGTTCCTTTGGCTTCAGTAACCCACGCATGTATTGCAATGATGGCACCAGGTTGATGTATCGCCACTTAAACGCCAACTTATATTCATGCATCAGTATTTTCATGTCACCACGTTTGTCTTTGCTACTACTGCTATCACGATAGCCTGACCTATCACCACAATTAACAACACACTTGGCCTCTTTATACAACCGTTCAGTGTGTGGCACAACGTAATGGTCATACAAGTCTTGCACTGTTGCACTGAAACAATCTGCTGTTTCTGACAGTGCAAAGTAATGGTTGATATTGTACTTACACTTGAACAAGTTGGCATATACCACTGCTGGATGTCTGAAGCCAAAATCAAATGACCGTACCAATGGCAAGTCTGGCCTGAACTTCAGTGGTGCCACATGTTTACCGTGGTCAAATTGCGGGAAGACAGGTATGCCACCATAGGCAGGTATGCTGTCGCCGTGGATAACTCGACGTATGACATTATCAGACCGTCCCATCTTACGCTGGATTGCCATAAGTCCTTTGGCATATCCACTACCCAAGAATATGTTGTCACCTGTGTCCCCTTTCATCCAGGTTATACTGTCATCACCTATGGTGTAGACACCTTCAGTTTTACCAAACAGGGTATGTAAGAAGCTGTCAATTGGTGGGGGATTAGTTGATACGTAACCTCGCAAC